AAAATCATAAGAATAAATAAATAAATTATGGAAAAGATTATAGGAATGAATAATGGTGGAAATACACCCCCACCTCAACAACCAAAGATAGATTTATCTAAGGCAACAGAAATGAAATGTGAAGAATGTGGTGGTACTGTGTTTATACAAGGTACTAAGTTCTTGAAGATTTCAAAGATAGTAACAGGTACACCACAAGATGCAATCATACCAGTAGAGTTATATCTATGTGGTGATTGTGGTGAAATAAACAAAGAGTTATTACCAAAAGAATTACAGAATAATGGCAACTAGAACACTATTTGACCATATAACAAATATAACTTCAGTTCAAAATCCAAAGTATTGGGATAGTTTAGAAGATGCTGATAAGAAAACATGGAGTAACTATATGGTACATCGTTTTCTTTCTATGAATCCTGATTGGATAGAAGTTCTTTCAGAGATACAACCATACACACAAGTTTTAGAACCGAAACAATTATATCTTGCTCTTATCGGTATATTACCAAAAGGTAGAAGATATTTGAAATATACAAAAGGTAAGAAAGCAAACAAGTACGAATCTTGGTTAATTGATTTACTTATACAAGATTTTAATTGTTCAAGTATAGAAGCAGAAGATTATTGTGAAATACTTTATGCAACTAAAGAAGGTAGAGAAAATATAAAGTTCATTTGTGAAAAGTATGGTATTGATAAGAAACAAATAACTAAATTAAAGTTGAAACTTTAGTAGAAAAAATTAGGATATATCAAATATTTTTCGTATATTTACATAGTAAATAAAACATAAAAGTATGGCAAGAGTAAGTTATTCTCAGTATGGTATGTATAGTTCATGCCAACAACAGTACAAATTAAATTATATTGATAAGTTAGGTATTAGTAATGCTAATATCCATCTTATCTTTGGTAGTGCAATGCACGAAGTTATTCAACATTTCTTAGATGTGATGTATAATGTAACTAAAAAACAAGCATTAACACTTCCACTTGAATCAATGTTACAAGATAAACTTGTAGAACACTTTACTAAGTATAAAGAAAAGATGGGTGAAGATGACCCATGTACTAAGAAAGAACTTCAAGAGTTCTTTGAGGATGGTAAGGCTATCCTAAAATACTTCACAAGTAAATTAGATAAGTTATACACTAAGAGTGGATTCGAACTTATTGCAATTGAACAAAGATTGAATGCTGAGATTAAACCTGGTGTTAACTTCATCGGTTTTATTGATGTACTCCTAAAGGATAAAACTACTCAAGATTATATTATCATTGATTTAAAAACATCTACACGAGGTTGGAACAAATATCAGAAAGCTGATAAAGTAAAAACTTCTCAGATGTTACTATATAAGAAATTCTATTCTGAAAAATACGATATACCATTAGATAAGATTAAAGTAGAATATCAAATACTCAAACGAAAACTTTGGGAAGGTGCTGATTTTGTACAACCAAGGATATCTAAGTTTGTTCCTGCAAATGGTAAACCCTCAATGAATATGGCATGGAAAAATTTCATGTTCTTTGTTGATTCAGTATTTGGTGAAAATGGTGAGATAATTCAAACTGAGTTTCCAACTAATAAAGGTAAACCTTGTGATTGGTGTGAATTCAAACAACGAGGATTATGTTCTGCATGGAATTAGTAACGTTTTTATAATTTATATATATTTATATAAAACAATAAAAGGATAGTTATGGCAGAAACAAAACTTACAACAGTAAAAATAATTAAAGATATTTATTCTAAATTCAAAAAAATATCATTTGACTCAAATATAACCCTACAAAAACTGGTTAACAGGTCTGTAAACAAATATATTGAAGATGAAGATTTTAGATTGGATATTAATAAATATGATAATCTACATGAGAGCGGTTCTCAATTTTAATAAGAAAGTAAAAAAACAATGAGTACAACAAGTAGTAACTCCGGACCTCAATTAAACACACTTAGGTCTACCTACAATGAATTAGTTTCTAAGAAGTTATTCTTAGGTAAAAGTAAAAAAGTACAATGGGAATCTAAGAGAAGATTCGGAAACATTTAAAAAATTATTAATAAAGGTTATATGAGTAAAAAGAAGAAAATTTTATTACTATCTGATGACTTACGAATGTCATCGGGTATAGCAACAGTTTCTAAAGAATTGGTTTTTGGTACTCTTGATAAATACGACTGGGTTCAATTAGGAGCAGCAGTTAATCATCCAGAAAAGGGTAAAGAAATAGATTTGGGAGATGATGCGAAAAAAAGAAGTGGAATAGAAGATGCTTCTCTTAAAATTATTCCATGGACAGGTTATGGAGATGCAAACATTCTTCGTGAATTAATCATGAGACATCAACCTGATGCAATTCTACACTTTACAGACCCAAGATATTGGAGATGGTTATATGAGATGGAAGCGGAGGTAAGACAAAATGTTCCTATTTTATTTTACCACATTTGGGATGATTTACCAGACCCGGATTACAATAGAAACTACTATGAATCATGTGATTGGTTGGGATGTATCTCAAGACAAACTTATGGTATTGTAAGTAGAGTAGGTAATATAGATTCAGAAACAATCAAACCATTAGAAGATTGGCAAGTATCTTATGTACCACATGGTATCAATTCAGAAACCTACAAACCAACTATTGTAAATGAGGATTTCAAAAAACAATTACTAGGTGATAAGGATTATAAGTTTGTATTATTTTGGATGAACCGAAATATCAAACGTAAACAACCATCAGATGTTATTTGGGCATTCAGTAAATTTGTGAATGGGTTACCTAAAGAAGATAAGGATAAGGTGTGTTTAATTATGCATACAAATCCAATTGACCAGAATGGAACTGATTTAGTATCTGTATCTGAGAAAATCGCACCTGGATGTGATATAAAATTCTCAACCGATAGAATTACACAAGAACAACTAAATCAGTTATATAACATAGCAGATTGTACAATCAATATTGCGGGTAATGAAGGATTTGGGTTAACAACTGCAGAATCTGTTATGGCAGGAACACCATCTATTATAAACGTTACAGGTGGATTACAAGACCAATGTGGATTCAAATGGATTTCTGATGATAAAGAAGTAGATGGAAAATACCTAACTGCTGAAGATTATAAAGAAATTGGTTCACTTCACAATTACAGAGATTGGGAAGATAAAGTAACACATGGGGAATGGGTAAAGCCAGTTTGGCCAAGAGTTCAAACTATGGTTGGTTCAGTTCCAACTCCTTATATCATTGATGATAAGGTTGATGTAAATGAAGTTGCAGATGCAATTAGATATTGGTATGATATTCATCCAGAAGATAGAAGAGAACGAGGATTAAAGGGTAGAGATGAATTTTTAGGTGAAATGGGATTGAATTCTAAAAATATGTGTAAAACACTTGTTGATGGAATTGAAACTACATTTGAAAATTGGAAACCAAAAGATAAATTTAACGTTTATAAAATTAGGTAATGAGTAAGCCAATCTTCATAGTTAGATTACCAGGTTACTGGAATCCTAAACAATTTGATATATCAAGAAAAGCAATTTACGATAGAAAAGAACTATCAAATGAGTATCATGTATTAGTATTATCTGATAATGAAGTTGAAACTATACGATTTGAGTGTTATAACTCACCACATGAACCAGAAAAGTTAGAAGAAATAACAAAACTAACTCAGATATCAATAGAAAGATGTTTGAGAAACGAAGAAGAAAACCGATTAAGAGAATTAGAAGATGAATAAACCTTTATTAGTATATCAGGCACCAATAGCAACTAGAAGTGGTTATGGTGACCATTCAAGAGATATCTTGAAATCATTATTTGAATTAGATAAGTACGATGTTAAAATTGTACCAACACGATGGGGAAATACTCCACAAGACCAAATCAATCCACAAACTGAGTTTGGTAAAAAAGTTCTATCAAGTCTCGTAACTAACTTGGATAGAACACCAGATATTTTTATACAGATATCTGTTGCAAATGAATTTAAGAAAGTAGGAGAGTACAATATAGGTATTACTGCTGGTGTAGAAACAACAGTATCTCCTCAAGACTTTTTACAAGGTTCTAATCAAATGGATTTAATTATAACTCCATCACAATTTACAAAAGACACTCTTGTAAAGACAGTTTATACTCAGATTGATAAAAACACAAAACAAAAAACAGGAGAATTAAAGTTAGAAAAACCTTGTGCTGTTTTATTTGAAGGTGTTGATACTACAATATTTAATGGTAAATCATCTAAATCCATTTTAGATTCAGTTGATACTGATTTTAATTTCTTATTTGTAGGACATTGGTTAAGTGGTGATTTAGGACATGATAGAAAAGATGTAGGAATGATGATTAAAACATTCTGTACAGTTTTTAGAGATGTACCGAAGAAACAACAACCTGGTCTTATTCTTAAAACATCTCATGCTGGATTTTCGGTAGGTGAGAGAGAAAAAATCTCAGATACATTAAATAATGTTACAAAAGAATATGGTGATTCATGTCCTCCTATTCATTTAGTATTTGGAGATTTATCTGAAGAAGAACTAAACTCACTTTATAATGATAAAAAAGTAAAAGCAATGTTAATGTTCACTAAAGGTGAAGGTTATGGTAGACCACTTGCAGAGTTTGCAACAACAGGTAAACCAATATTAGTTTCTAATTGGAGCGGATATAAAGATTTCTTACCAGAAGAAAATACAGTTTACTTAGAAGGAGAATTGAAAGATGTACATCAAACGGCACAAAATAAATTTCTACTTAAAGAATCAAAATGGTTCTATGTAGATTATTCAAAAGCAGCAGGTAAGATTTATGATGTACATAAAAACTATAACAAATACTTGAAACAATCAGAAGGACTAAAAAGTAATATTAATAACAATTTTACATTAGATAAAATGACAAGTAAGTTA